ACTCGCAGGGCCAGATACTTGCTGCCTTGGATGCTTACAAATGCTCCCTTCAGGATAGCCTCTTCAGGCACAACCTGAATCTGCTGCCACTGCTGCACAAATTGCTTGCGAGTCTGGAATAGCACTTGATCTAATTGAGCCTCTGCTGAAGTGAACAGTGCAGCTTGCACATCACGCTTCATCCTGACATAGCTCACAGCCTGAGCTGAATCCCACATGCCTACATAAGAGGCCTGCTCAGGAGTGGCAATCTTATCCAGAAGCTCCGAACTCATGCCCGGATAGTCATTGATGTATAGGCCAGACAGAGGAGCATCCACTGTGCATCCTTTTAGTCCAATGTAGTCTTGCAGGCAATTCATAGTCACAAAAATAGTCAATTATCGTGACTGCCTATATTAGGGGCAGTGATGCGAAATATCTTGTTAGTCAGGGCAACCCATGCCGATAGCACTTGCCCCAGAATGAACATCAGGACAGAATCTGATGGCTCTACTTTCTCAATTTTATAGAGCCAACCGACTCCAACAAGCAAGCCAACAAGCACAACAGAGGTGCAGGTGTAGGCATAGACTTGCATGCGCTTACTGAATAAGGCATGGCTCACATGCCCGGGAACAGGCCTTTCAGAAGCCCTCCCACGAATCTGCCCCTGCGTTCCGCCCTTTCCTGCTTGTGATTCTTCGCCTGGTTGCATGAGTCGATATAGATAACTGACTTTGCAAGCGCATTAATTTGCCTTCTAAGGCTATCAGCTGTGTCTTCATTTCGCAGCAATCGCACGGATGAGGCAATAATGTACGCATCATTCTGCCTAATAGTGTTTTCCAACTTCTTATGTTCAACTCTGGCTGTGTAAATGTCTCCGCCAATATAGACAATGAAGAGGCAGAATAGAATGAAGGTGTCTTTACTTATTTCCATAACAGCAGCTTTTTTATCTGTAAAAATAATTTAGCATATCCTGTCATAGGCACAAGGTCACCAATCTCATTATACCACAGCACCTGCTCCTTGTAGCCTCTGTGAATATCCAGAATCATGCGGTAAATGCGATACAATAGTATCAATGACCAACCGTGATGATATAGCCATTCTTCTCCGGCATTGTAAAATTGTGGGTCTGGGTTTGCCATTTTAGTTAGTATGATAGCTCCATAAGCAGGAGTATCATAAATAAACTTTACCAGCTCCTCCTTTAATTCATGTGTCATTGTTAGTATGTCCAGATCACCTGGGCAGGCTTTGTTGGGTCGCAATCGCAATGAATAAATGAGCTTGCAATCCCAATGCGAGTAAATCCTGCCTTTAGCAGGGCATTCACAATAGTAAACTTAGTTGTGCCGGAGTTAGCAGCTATATCTGCTGCCCATCCTTGAACATGACTGCTATCTGCCACTCCTCCCACCTTTAGATTGTGAGCAGCAGTGCGGAAGCCTGAATTAATCTTAAATGGTATTCCAGCAATGGCTCTGGCATTGTCAATCCTTTGCAGAAATTGTGGCTGCATCTTAGCCCCTGAACCAGGAGCATCAGGAGAGTCAAACTCTGCAATCTTGAAGTGCTTGAGTGGCTGAGTCATGAAGTAAAATTACTTAATACGAGTGAATTTTTTAGCTGCACTTTTTACGGACTTTTTGCCAACGCATCCCCATGCCTTTCGGCTCAAATCATTTGCACAAGGAGGATTCTTACACTTCTTTATGCCAGATGAACGAGCGCAATAGTTGTCTCCCTTGGCTGTGCCAGGTGCAATGGAGTAGCCCTTTGCCCCGAACTTTACGGTCTTGCCATTGACCTTTGTCTTAAACTTCTTGTCAGCCATTTTACAAATAGTTAGGTATTCACTTTACATTATCTGCCCTGACCTTTGTAGGCCTTCTGTCTTGCCGCCTTTGGCTTTCTGGACTTACTATGCTTGCCTTCTCTTCGCTTACCAAAGCTGACTTTAGATTGTGACTCTTTCGCCTTTTTCATAGTGTAAATATCAATTATTTAAGCCTAATTTTGTTAATCCTATATGCGAGTTGAAGATAACATTTACACCCAGAGAAATGGAGCTGCTCCATGTGCTTGCCAAGGGCAGGCACTTCCTGAAGGATCAGGCTAATCCTAATCGCCCACAGAGGCAGTGGGGCAATGACCGAGAGACAATTGACCTCCTCGGTGTCATGGGTGAATACGCAGTCAGTAAGGCTCTAAAAATTCCAATGGATATGTCTTGCGGTCTGGAAGGTGATGGAGGCACTGACCTGATGATGGATGACTATAATATCCAGGTCAAGACAACCAAGTATAAGACAGGAAGGTTAGTATTCAATATGAATGACAAGTTGGACGCTCACATCTACATCCTATGCTTTGCCCCAGAAGGAGGAGCAGATGTTATCCTTCAGGGGTACATCAGAAGGCAAAGCATGGATGAAGTCATGACTACGCAGAACTTAGGCTATGGCCTTCGCAAGGTCATTGAGCAAAAGCACCTAAAGCCTATCTCCCTACTTCTCGCATATAGGGAAGGAAAGTAGGGTGAAAAAGGTAGGGTGAAAGCGTGACAAATTGGAACGGGTTGCAACTTAGTCGGTACTAAGTCTGGACTAAGTTGGCGTCAAGTTGTAGCCACCTGGGGACAAATTGTCCCTATCACCTCAGCCCTGCTCTGTCCTTCTCCTTTGCAGCTTCATACTGCTCTTTACTTACAGGCCATAGCTGATGCCGGCAATTGTAACCTCCACGATAGATAAATATTGTGCTGCTGTTTGTGCCAGCCATGCGCCCCTGCCAGCCCTTGAGATTGGGCCATGCCTTCACTTCATCAGTAGTGAAGTATCTGCCTGCTCTGCTTACACAGAAAGGCCTTGAGTCAGCAATCAGTGTGCCTTGGTAGTAATAATGGTCAACATCAAGATCAGCAGCAATTGTCTGAATGTACTCACTATTAAAGGTCATCACAGCATCATTGGTAGTTTGCTTGATGTATCTGTTGAGAAATGGCGCATCCTGTGGACTGCCTTCAATAAACTTTCTGAGTGTCTTATTTAGTTCAGACCTTGAACCTATGCCAGCAATGTTATCCTTCAGAACTTCCTGAATGGCTGTGCCAAAGTTCTCTCTGATGCCTGCACCGAGCAGAGCATCCTTAGTAGTGGCTATGTTGGCCTCCAGGATGGCCTTGTAAAGTTCCTTCTTAGGCTTGAAATCACCTATGGCAATGGTAATGTACTCATTGCTCAGTTCAGCCAGCATCTCAAAGCCCTTAATTACCTCAGCCACTTGCAGCTGGTATGGCGCATTGGTGACAATGGTATTGGCAATGTCCTTCTTGAGCTTAATCAGTTCTTTAAGTGACTTAGCCCTATCCTTTGGGTCAAGTGACAAGTCAGAGGCCAAGTCAATCACCTGGTCTGATAGCTTGGCAAAAACTCTGGGCAGAGCCTCATCCATCCGGCTTTCAATTGCCAGCTGAAGTTCCTGAATTTGCTTGATTAGTTGCTCAGGAGTTTTAGCCATATCATAGGCCTTCTGGCATTATTGGCACAAGTCCGGCATTGATTTGAGCCTGCTTCTCAGCGGCCAGAGCATAGACCTCTGCCCTCTGAATAGCGAATGGTTTATCATACCATGTGGCATCCTCCTCCACTTTTTGAGTGATAAAGGCTGCGAGATTACCACTTAGGATGTAATCCAGCTGAGAGCAGCCATTGCTTGCCAGCAGCACTGTCTTTTCATCTGTGGTCTTGAATGGCAATGGATCAAGGCTACTCAGGAGCTTTAGATATGTCTTCTGGATGCTATTCTCGCCATATAACTTTTCCACATAGTCCATCTCAATGCCGGCAGTAATCAATGGATTGAACTTGCTATCTACTGCCTTCTTGAGCTGCTCCGCTACCATGTCGGCAGTCATTACATCATAATCAGTAGGCACAGTGATTTGCGGAAGTGCTGCCTGAATCTTGTCACTATCCATCAGACTGCTGGCAAAGAGGCTATTGTACCTCTGAAGCATGATGTAGAAGCAGACTTTGCGATAAACCTGAGCCAGGTGAACAGTCACAGAGAAGCAGAAGGTGTTTAGCTCTTTTCTGTCATACTCCTTTGCTATCCCTGACTGAGCAGCAGGAATTTGCCCAAGCAATTCTAAGCCTATTGCCTTAAATCCTTGAAACTCTTTCTGAAGGATGTCCTCCTGGAATAGCTTTACGGTTTCCACAGGCCTCTCAATGTAGCCTGCCGGAGGCACAGGAGGCACAAGCGGAGTCGGGTTGACAGCACTTACTCTGTCAATATTGATTTCCATCAGGCCAAATGGTGAGCTTGATGCCCTACCTGAGCCTGAGCAGTCATTACAACTGACTTTCTCCTCCTTCCTGTTTACTCTTATGCCTGTGCCATTACAGGTCTTACAAGGAGACATCTTCAATGCCCACTTCTGAGGCAGTGCATGCATTGCCCAAAGTATGTTCAAATCATCAGTCCTGAATAGCACTTCATTCCATGAGGGCAGACAAGGAGCAAGGACTGAATCATAAACCAGCTTGCCATCTTCTTCCTCATAAATGATGTTGCCTACTTTACACGCAGGCAGATAGCCAAACTGATATGGCAGAATGAATACCTGGAATGGCTGGTCATAGGTGTACTGATTAACCTGCCTGAAGAGCATCAAGCCTTCTGTGGTTATGCAGAGGAACTGATCCCACTTCTTGCGATTAATATCAACATAATCATCAACCTTAGTAATCACAAAGTCCTCTTCTTCCCAGATTAAATCCTCGCTCTCAATAATCTGAGGGTAAGGCTTTGCCCAATCAAGAGTAGTAGTGCCGGATGGGTCTTCGATAAAGTCCTCATAATCTGGAAGCGTTACCACTACGGCATTTGCATCCATCAAATAGGTTTTTAGGAAGACATTAAAGAGCCATTTTTCAAGGCTTCCTGTCTTTGGAAGTTCCTCCTCTACATAGTGCTTTAAGGTGTTGTTTTGTAAACCTATGCGCTCTGCTATTCCTGTCTTCTGAAAGTCAGATTCAAAGGTAATCTTGAAGTCATCAGCCTGCTGAATCTTTTGCAGGAAAGTGTAAACTCTCCCTGTGGCAGTGGTAGTTGGAGCTTGCCATCTGCGCTTTCTGTACTCCTTCATCCATGGCTCTTCGCTCGGATGTTGAGCATTCAAGAGCTTCTCGGGGTACTCATTTTCGAAGTGGTACTCCAATTCTTCAGCTTTTTCACGAGCCTCTTCAATGTAGTCGTGCCTGCCTTCCCGAATCTTACGGTCAAGCAACTTCGATAGTAGTACCCCGATTAACTCTTCCATGTTTACTTACTTAATTAGTCGCAAGCTACGGTAATTGTTACTTCCTGCTGACCGAATACACAGCCATATTCATTGGTAACTGTTACCATAAATGTGTAAGTACCATCCACAATTGGATTCCAAGTGACTTCACCTGTTGCTGGGTCAATTGCGAACTCAATGTCCACAAGGTCATCACTTCCGCTTACTGCTTCAGCAGACCAGACAAGAGCAGGCGCACCTGAGATAGCACCAATGTTCAGCACTGCCTCAAAGGTTGCAGTCTGGCCCTCTCCGCAAGCAGAGTTCCAATTGAATCCAGAATAAGAACCCCCGGTAGCAACTGAGATGATGTAGTAGAGACCCTCAAGGAATGTATCAGTATCAAACTCGTAAGGCAGAGGATTGACCTTACTCACCCAGTTTACAGTTACCTCAGCCATCTGGTAAGTGTTAAGGTCAGCAGTGATGATTGGGTCACCGATAACTGTCACATAATAGCCAGAGGCATCCCAGATGCGACCAGGAGTGAAGTAGTAAAAGTCAAAGTTCTGAGCAGTTGCAAGGATGTCATTGTAAAACTGAACATTGTTCTGAACTACACCTTGCTGATCTTGATAAGTAAGAGTGTGAGTCTTGGCAAGAGCCTTAGTGTTCTGCATACCACGGCCAGCAACAGTGGCTGTCTCAGGCCTTGGCTTTTCGCCTGATGTGTTAAACACAAGGTAAGCCTCGCCATTCAGATAGCGGTCATACAGAGCAGCAATCCAGAGGTCAGCAGTTGATTTCTCCTGCGCACTTAGTGCAGCAGATTTGCGAACATAAGCCACAGCGACAATCTTATTCTGAAAGTCTGGGTCGCAAAGAAAATTCTGATAGCACCCTACATCGGGGCATGTTAGTGAGAAAATAGACATTGTTTATTAGCAGTTTAAACAGCTTGAGTTCTTGGGCTGAAAGCCCTGAAGGAGTGCCTGAAACTTCATTTGTGATAAAGTCTCAAAAGAGCTTTGTGTCGTGAAGTCTTGAATGGTGGCTACTTCAATGTCTCCCTTCACAAAGATTGGTTTTCCTGACCAGACTAAGTACGCATGCCGGGTGGCATCGGTCATAGCGAGCTGTGTCTCTAAGTCGAAGAAATCCGTATGCAAATCTAATGATAAATCCTGCTTGTTCTGAGGCCGCCTGTGGACACCATTGCTCTGCCTGTATAGGTTTTCCTCAATGATTGGCTTCTCGCCTCCCCCATTAAGGCCTATTCTTACCTTCTGCTTCCAATTGTCAAAATACTCAAAGCCCTGGGCCATTGTGTTGTTATCTGACCAGAACTCAAGCATGGTGCTGAAGCAATCAGAGGGGTCAATGTTGATGATGTTGCTCAGTGAGTAGAGTGAATAGGCATTCAAATCAACTACTTCACAGGAGCAGCTTTGCGTTTCTGTGGCGAATAGAAGGTCAATAAATGAGCCTGACTCTGTCATGATGTAATTACGCATCATGTACTCCACATTGCAATCAACGGTGACTGTCCAGCTCCATGCAAGTGTCACTGTCTCCTCATCATAGGTGCAGTTCATGCCCGGAATAGTATTGGAGAAGTCA